CTTGCTGTGTTTCGTTATCATAGGTTAGGTTAAGAGTGGGTCATCGTAAAGGTCATCCATTTCAATCTTGAAATCGGTCAGTACCGACTCAACTCGCTCCTGCATCTCTGGTTCATCGCTGAAGGTGTGGTGTTTAAGTTCGGCCAAGGCGAGGTACATCGCAGGGGCTTGGATGGCCTTCTTGTAATTGACCATATCCTGCTCGTTGTCTGTGTCAAACTCAATCGTTATTTTGGCCATTGTGTTTTTTTAGGAGGTAAACAACCGCTTCTTCAAAGGTTTCGGCCAAAGATAAAAGTTCATCCCTCACATAGAGAAACTCCTTTTTGTTAAATCGGAGGATAATCTTCTGAGCCTTAGCGTTGTCCTTCCGCTCCTCTTCCTGTTCCAACTCTTTCTCAATCTCTTCGGGCATCTGCCAGACATCTATGCCGCAATCGGCCAAGAGTTGAGCATCCCACTCATTTGCCAAGGCATCGTAATCGTAATCCCCAAAGGCCGAGTTGTCCTTCAGGGCGATGGCCTTTAGTTTCTCCAAGGGCGTGTCTGCGGAGAGAACCTTGCAGGGGGCCGAATCGTAATTCAGTTCCTTCAAGGCTTTGAGCCTCATATTGCCCCCAATGACCACAAATGTTTCCTCCAAGGGAAACACAATAAGTTCCCGAAGTTTGAGCATCTCTGGGTCATCCTTGAGGCTTTGGACGAGCTTGTGGAAGCGGTCATCCCGGATAAGCCTTGGATTCTTAGGAAGCCCCTCTATCTGCCCGACATTGTTGCGGAGCTTATAGAGTTTGATCTCTTTGGTTTCGTTGAGCATCTCGGTTAAAATAGATTCTTTACCGCTTCAATCCTTGCCTTTGCTATCTCAACATACTCTGCCTCCCGTTCTATCCCGACAAACGCAAAGCCTTCCAGCATCGCTGCCTTGCCTGTTGAGCCTGACCCCATGAACGGGTCGAGGACGATTCCGCTTGGTGGGGTTACAAGTCGGCAGAGGTATCGCATGAGGTCGGTGGGCTTGACGGTGGGGTGGTGGTTGCGTGATCCGCTTGTCCTGCCCGCACCCGCTCTTGGACTTTCCATCCCCGCACTTCCTTCAACACGATCCACGCATTCGCCCGCAGAACGCTCTTGCAATTTATCACACCCCTCATCCCTATCCGCTTTGCTTGCCTTTGCGCAGTAGAAGAAGCGAGCGGCAGAGCCTGAATCGCCACCATTGCTTGTGCCTTTGTACGCTTCCCAGTCCGTTGAAGCGCAAAAAGTTGATGCCTTGCGCCCGTGCTTGTCACCACCACCACTCTTCGTGTCAGGAAACAACGCCACCACTTCCTCGCTCCCATCGTGGATGAAGTTGGCGGGCCAGCGTTCTCCAACCCTTCCCCCATCCACGTTAATCGCACCCGTCCCGTGTTGCAGGACGTTCTCGGCTACCGTGCCAATCAAGGGCTTTCGAGCCACTGTAATCGGTTCGAGTGCGGGTTTGAGTGCAGTCCCCCAGCCTTCCCATTGCTTTGCTTCGGGGGTCGACGGGGCGGTTATTGGAATAGAAATAGTGTCGTAAGAACCCGCTTGCTTTTCATTCATTGTGCCGTATGCATCGCCCTTAATGTCTGGTACTTTTTTTTGCCCCACAACCTCCCGCTCCGCTCCAGCCGCCTTATCAATCGCCTTGCTCACGTCCAACGACTTCGGAAACCCCGACCCGTACACCCAAGCAATCATGTCCCGAATCTCAAAGCCTGCGTCCTCAATCCGCACCGCCATTCGGTGCTGCGTCCTCGTTCCTGCAAACGCAAGAAGATGACCGCCCGGCTTCAAGACCCGAAGGCACTCGGTCCAGACCTCAACGCTTGGCACGTCGTAGTCCCACCGCTTCCCCATGAAGGACAACCCGTAAGGCGGGTCGGTTACAACCGAATCAACGGAGCAGTCAGGTAGGTTTCGGAGAACGCTTAGGCAATCTCCGTGGTGTAGGGTTAGTCTTTCCATTTTGTTTTAGGGTAAATCAATTTCGCCAAAGAACGGTTTCTTGTCCACGCTCTTGGATCCCTTGCAAGACCACAACGCCCTTGCGAACCAATTCGGAGAATGCGTCTCCGTTTTGATACCGGCAGAACGAGAGCAATAGTTGTCCCCCTTCGGAGTTCCGGGAGCAATCGTATAACCCGATGCCCCGAACTGAACGGTCTTCCCGTCCTTGGTGGCCGTGTATTTCTTTCCTTTTGCGGATGACTTGGTTATCATCCATCCTCTGAACTCTGGCATAGCGTTTATTTTAAGCGTTTGATAATCATATCGTGCGGTGCAGGAGGCACACCTCCGAAGTACGCAGGAAGCGTGTAGGTGATGAGCGGTATGCGAACCTTGAAGGTTGTTGATACGCCATTAATCCATACCGAAGCATTGTTGCCTTGGTTGGATATTAAGCACCTGACCTTCTGCCCGAACTGAACCTGGCAGAGGTAGCGTATCTCCCGAACGCCATTCACATACGAGGTGGCGTACATCTTGATGTATTGCCCTTGCTCGTGGGGCATCCAACATACCCTTACCGAATTTCGCTTGTGGTATGGAAATCCAGACACGCCCCAAAGCTTGTTGATGCCATAGCCTTCCAATCCTGTTTGCTTGTAAAGGCAAGACTCCGTGAACTCGTATTCCCTCCGCCATACCGTGCCTATTGTTGGGAGCATCGGGTCGTTCTCGGCCCAATTCTTTCCTTCTTTGATGACTATTCGTTTCATAGGCTCAAAATTAGTGGTTATTCGGTGAAATAGCTGTCTATGATGGCCTTGGCCGAATCAAAGGAGTTGGCCGTGCAAGCGAGATAGCCCTTCTTCAAAAGCCTCTGAATCATCTCCCATTGCTCGGCAAAATGCTCCGTTGCCGGTTGGCCATTTTTCTTGAAGAACCGCACCCCTGGCCGCTTCAGCTCAATGAACAAGCCGTGATACCCTTTCCTTGGCTCAAAGATGAGCAGGTCTGGTATCGCCCTGGACGAGCGGAGTTTAGCGGTCTTCACGGCAAGGCCCATTGGCAATCGTATGCCTGATAGGTCAGAAGTGAATATCGCTTGAGGGTAACTCATTCGGATGTAGAGGCATAGGCTCTTTTGGAGGTCGTATTCGGATTGTACGGGAACCTTTGGGCTTGGGCATTTCTTCATTCTTTTTGTTTAGTGGCCAGGACAGGACTCGAACCTGTAAGGAAGGAGGATTACTATTAAATCTAACAAATGCTACCAAGTTTAGATTCCTCAATGCGTCTATCCAATTCCGCCACCTGGCTATGCATTATTTTATTAAAGTTTGGACTATGCTCAGTATTCCACCAACTATTAACATTGAAATCAAAACAACACTCAATATAAGTATAATATAGTATCCAGGGTCAGTCCAAAAATCATGCCAAATTGTTTTTAACTTATTTTTCATTTGTTTTGTTTTTAGTTGATTTGATTTGCGGTCAGGACAGGAATCGAACCTGTTCGTTAGCTTTACATTTCGTTGACTATCCGCACCTTGAAGCGAGCGTCTACCATTCCGCCACCTGACCATTTTTTTAAGTCGTTGTCGTTGTGTATCGTTTGCCAAAGACATTCCTCACCCGGTGAGAGAAAGGCTTAGAGCCTTTCTTCTCGTCCGAGATGATTAGAGCGATAACAAACACGAGCGACACGAACACGAAGATGAAGCCGAATGTTATCCAAAGCGGAGCAAAGCACCACATCCAGGTCAGCCCCGAACTTGGCAACAACAACTTCACAACGCACAACACCGCTGAGAGCAATGTCGGCCATTTTGCGAATACCCCCATTAGAACGGCATATCGTCTTTAGGAGCAGGAGCAGAGGCTTGAGCCGAATTGGGCTTCCAGGTGTTCAACTCGGCATTGTGAGTGCCATACTTGTCGGCTTCACGCTTCGGCCAACAGGCGATACGGACATAGCCCTTTTCGTCCCGATGTTCTTGGAGGAAGGCAACGAACTGATCCACATTGCAAGACATCTCAAACAACTCCTTCCCGGAGATGATTTTCTTGTTAATGTAAATCCCCTTTGCGTACACTTTTTGATTTGATTGGTTTGACATTTTTTACGATTTTATGGTGTGGTTTTTGTTTTCGGTACCCTCTTTCTTCAACTCGTCTATACCTATGGGAGTACCATTCAGAGGCAGAGACCGTGTAATTCTTGGGATGCGAATATGCATCATAGCCCTCCTGATAAGCACTCACGAGGTGCTTGGTTTCAGTTTCCTTCATCTTCATCACTCGCTTGACAACATCTTGCTTAGTGACCAAAGGGGGCAGCGTGGATAGCCAATCCAACAATAGCTCTATCGGGGTTGATTTTCTTCGGAATCTCATTCTATGGAAGTCACTTTGATAACGACAGCCGACTCATACTCATCCATATTTAACATCGGCTTTATTCTGTCTTGCAACATTTGGTTCGCTATTTGAGCGGTTTCCCAAGGGCCGAAATACAACTCTGGCTCAGCCTTGAATTTCAGCAAGACAACATACTTGCTTTGGTCTTTTTTTATCTTGACGGACTGCTGGTCTTCAATCGCCTGGGTGATGGCCTGGACATCTCGTTTCGTGCCTCGGTAATCGGTCATAATATCCCTCTCAACCGCCCGAATTGAATGGATGATGGTGGAGTGGTCTTGGTTGAAGTATTGCCTTCCAATCGCAAGCTTGGGGATGTTGGTGTACTTGCGAATCATATAGCAGGCCACTTGCCTTGCGTGAACGACATCCCACAAACGGGTCTTGCTGAACAACTTGTCCTTGTGGATTCCGTAGTAATCCGATACAATGCCGATAATGTCTTCGGCCATCGTATGTTCAATCTTTCCTATCATTTGTTCTTGGGTTTTTTGTTGTCGGTGTTTTTTGCGATGACATCAACGAGAGAACCGCAATAGGGGCAATACGGACCGCCCTTGATGTCTATTTGTGCCTGGGTCACATCGTGTTGTATCAGGCCGTGCTTGTCGCATTTTCCAACGTATTTCATATCAAATTCAATAAAGGTCTTGGCACCAAATCGGGGTTTTCTCTCCCATATAGGCCCCCGATACGTTAAAGGAAAAGTATTCAATGGCCTC